CTGATAAGATGCGCCAGAAAGCACAGTAACGTTAGATGTTTGAACAAAGACTGTATTTGCGTTTGCTAAAGAAACTGCTCCAGTATTGCCATATTTATGCGGATTTATTAGCAATCCATACTGTCGGAAGTTTGTGTTTGCTGTTATTTTTCCGCCTTCAGTCGTATCAATTTCTCCAATTCTGACTGCAACCATAACGTTATTTGCAAACAATTCTTTTGACGGATTATAAGCGTGACCGTATTTTGGTGGCAAAATAACTCTAGCTGTTGCTCCTGAACCCGAACCATATACGTAAGCATTGGCTACAGTATAATTTTTACCAATTGTTGTTACAACAATTTTTGATATATTTGCTTGTGTTGCTGTTGCGTTTATATTAGTATTTGATAGGACCGTATTTGCAATTGCGCCTGTTCCATCTCCGTTTATATAAACCCGTGTTGCAAGCGTCAAGTGAGTTAGTGTATTTGAACCACCGCCATTTGCTGTTGTTGTGGAAGAAAGAGATATATTTCCATTGGAATTTTCAATAGCTGAAATATATGTTCCTGTCGGTATGCCTGTGCCTGAAATAGACATGTTAGCTAAGTTAGCTAACGAAGACACACTGAAAATATTACGAACTAAAACTGTATTTGAAAAATTTAAATGCTTAGTACCTGAAGCATAAGAATCAACTACAATATTAGATGCTTCACGATAATTTGAACCGTTTGCTGTCACAATAATTGAAACGAGTTCTCCTGAAACAACTCCTGTTGAACTTACATCATAGTCAAACTGTGCTGTTGATTCTGGTACTGGTATCCATTCCGATGTCAAAAATTTGTTTGATGACTGTACACTGTACATGTATTTCCAAATATAACCATCAGATGTTGCAATATTACCATTTGATGTTGTAAAATCGCCAGTAGGCATTACTGTTGAATTTGATGTTGCGCCATTTGAAGAAATCGCATTAGACACACACTTATAAACATTTTTCTCTGAGGTCATTACATACATGCCCTTCAGATTTTGTGTTGTATTTGCAGAGAGCAATGTGCTGAAAGGTATAGTATCATCATACTGACGATACTTTGTATTTGCTGTCCAAAGAATACGAGGAATTACCAATTCAACATCGCCGCCAGCAACTTTCTTAGCAGCAATCATATTGTCCCAAATACTCTTTTCTGTCTTTACAGTATCTTCAAGATTTGGCGGACTTCCTTCGTCTGCCCATGCCGTATGATTACCAATAAAGACATATCCGACAGTCGGATCGTTACTGGAAGAAAATGCTTCCTTAAAGTCTTTTGCAGCAATAATTTGAAGCTTTTTTGTAGTTACTGAAGTCATAATTTTTATTTATTATGGTATTGGTGTGTTACTGTTCAAAGTATATACCAGATTTGCTAGACGATCAATCGCAGCATAAATGGTTAACGGCGGTGAAGTTGCCCAAATTGCCGAATTTGCAGCAGTATAATCATCGGCTGTGTTTGCAGCATTGAATGCTGCGTTTGCATGAATATATCCACTATTTGCGTGATTGAATGCTGCGTTTGCAGTATTACTTGCATTGTTTGCGTTTGCATCAAGTGTCAGCGCAAGAAGTGAATTTGTCAGCGCAGTATTCGCAGTATCAAATCCAGAATTTGCATGATTGTATACTAGAGTTACTGTACTTGATACAGAATTTGCTTTATCAAATGCACCATTTGCATAAATCGCAGCAGAGTTAGCTACATGTGATGGCGTATTTGCAGCAATTGCATTCCCATTTGCAAGAACGAATGCACCGTTTGCGTAAATTGCAGCAGAGTTTGCAACATGTGATGGAGTGTTTGCAGCGATTGCAATTCCATTTGCTGTATCAAACGCAGCATTTGCATGAATAAACGAAGCATTTGCTAAAGTCAATCCAGAGTTCGCAACACTTGATGGCGTGTTAGCAGCAATTGCAATTCCGTTTGCTAAGACAAACACCGCGTTTGCTTGAACAAACGAAGCATTTGCATGATTATACCCACTTGTTGCTGTTATCTGTGCGCCACCTGCGGTAATAACTGAATTATTTGCTGTAGTAAATGCACCGTCTGCACGTGTACAAGCAGTGTTCGCTTTTGCAAAAGCAGCATTGATATAATTTGAATTTACCGAAGTTGATATGGTATTTGCAAAATTGAACGCAGCATTTGCATGATTGAACGAAAGATTCGCAGTCAGACTTGGCGTATTAGCTCTGACGAATGCACCATTTGCATAAATCGCAGCAGAGTTAGCCACGTGTGATGGCGTGTTAGCTACCAAGAAAGCAGAGTTCGCATAAGAAGCGGCAGCATTTACTGTATCGTATGCAGAATTTGCTTGAATAAATCCAGAGTTTGCGTGATTAAATGCAGCATTTGCTTGGTGGAACGAATTGTTTGCAAATGTATTTACTGTATTACTAAAATTAAAAGATGCATTTGCATGATTGAATGCAGCATTTGTTAGCGTAAATCCGGTGTTTGCTTGAATGAATCCTGAGTTCGCATGATTGAAACTTGCGTTGGATGTATTTCGTGCATACGTATCTGTTGCTGCACCAGTCGCAGTATTAGCAGCATCAAACGCTGCGTTTGCATGAATGAACGCAGAGTTTGCATGAATAAATCCAGAATTTGCATATGAGCCAGCAGAGTTTGCTACATGTGATGGCGTGTTAGCAGCGATTGCTGTTCCATTTGCCGCTAAAAATGCCGAGTTAGCATGAATGAATGCCGCATTTGTTAGAGTGAATCCTGTGTTTGCTTGAATGAAACCAGAATTCGCATGATTGAAACTTGCATTTGATTGGATAAATCCTGAGTTTGCATGACTGAATGATGCATTTGTTCTTGCAAAAGCTGTGTTTGCTTGAATGAAACCAGAATTCGCATGATTGAAACTTGCATTCGCATGATCAAACGCTGCGTTAGCTTTTGCAAATTCTCCATTACCGATTCGTGTGTCTAAAACACTAATCGTCATTTGTTTGGTTACAGGAGTTCCAGAACTTTTATCAACAACAAGAATTACCGTATTATCGGTATTTGCACTGAGCGCAGTCAATGTTGTGAGTGATGTAATTTTAGTCGTTGTACTCATTTTTAGATTCTAAGGATTAGTGATGATTCGGTTTCCAAAATAATTTCATCTTCTGTTGTAATTAATTGTGCGCTGAGATTGTCAGACGCAAGATTATCCAGTCCCGGCAGAACTCTTTCTGATGTCAAAATAATCATCGTTTGCTGGTTTGCAAGCGTATTGAATGGACTTGAAACCGTCAGTTCTGTATTACTTATAATACTATTTACAGTGCGTATTACATTGTTTACAGCAATGTTGGAGCCAATTGACAAGAATCCTAATGCGTTTGCTGTATTGAATTTTGTTCCTGTACCAATAACAAAAATCGTACTATTGACATTAACTGTACCAGCAATTGTATATGAGTATTCGTCAATTGAAAAATCTTTTGTTTCGGCTGTTGTAATTGATTCTTTTGCAGCAACGTTTTCTTTATTAAACCAGCTATAGTCAATATATCCGGACGGATGAATCAACTCTTTGAATATGGTTTTATATCTTGAAAATTCAACTTGTGAAGAAAGTACATATGAATAGTTGATGAAATATTCTTCTCCAGGCAATCTTCTATCACTTGAGGATAATATTGAATCGGATGTTCTCCAACGACCTTCTGAATTCGTAATTGCCTGTTCAATTTCAACATTGCCTCTTGCATCACTGCCAGTTTCAGATTGAAAAAATACAGTAGGCTCATATTTATATGCTTGTCCAGGATCTTTGACACGAACTGAAAGAATCTCACCGGGTCTTTTTGTGCCAGCTGCCGATAAATGTTCACCATCAGAAACACAAGAGTGGATGAATATGTTTGCTCCAGTTCCTGTTGCTGAAGAAATTGTAACTGTTGGAAAATTGTTTTGTGTATAATTTATTCCACCAACAGGATGCCTTTCATATGCGCCAACTCTTCTTCTTGTTGCTGTTGTAGTAAATGCGACATTCACGTTGACGCTTGTTGCACTTACGATTGCATTGACAATTCTTGTCTCATTGTTGACAATGATTCTATCACCAATAGCAAGTTCAGTATTAAACTTTGTTCCAGTACCAACGATTGTAACATTTGATGCTTGTATATTTGCCGTTCCAGTGATACGACTTGGCTGCATGTATATACGTTTCACACCGCCTGCGGATGTTACTTCGCCAACAACAGCAGCAGCACCTTCACCATAAGTTCCAAAAGGATTTGCACCAAAAACAATTTCATCACCCGGAACATATCCACTGCCAGAAGTAACTATATCAATACGACCGATGCCTTTAAGCGACTTGACTGAGCGTTCTGCTGAACCAGTCATCGGTTGAAAAACTGCACCATTTGCATCCAAAATAGGAGCAGTGTTGACAACACCCGTTGCACCCAACAAACTCAATGTTGCAATAGAACCTACAGTCAATGTTTGAAAACTCAACGCATCGGCAATTTTTGTGTTCACATTCTGTGAAGCAATTTTTGGTGATGGAAAACCATAGTCTGCTGAAGAAATCAAATTGCTAGAATGATTTGAAATTAAATCTGTAGCAACAACATATGTGTTTGCGCCAAATCTTCCAGAAGTGTCAATTGAACCAACAACGATTCTAGCAACTTGGTTGTTTGGACTTAATGTAACATTTGATGTGACCGTGAATATTGCACCGCCATCAGATACGTTGGCAAATTGAATTGTGCCAGAGAATACAGATTCAACCTCACCCAATGCTTCTTTTTTTGGTGCACCACCAGTTAGAATTGCAAGATCGCCTACTCTATAACTTTGTCCACCATCAATAACATTGATTTTACGAATAATAGAAAATGTTTCTGTGCGAACATCTATTTGATTGCCATCAGCACCAATAATTGGAATAAGTAAATCTTCACCGTTTGCAAAAGTTCCAATAATGCTACTCTTACTTACAACAAGTTCAACAGGAAATCCTAAATTAACTTCATCTGTAATGACTCTTTTAGTTGCTGTTTCAATGAGTGCTGAAGCACTCGAAATACTTCCTGTTACTTTCCTATTATTAAAAAGCGCAACATTAAAGTTTAAGTAGAGGACTCTTATTTCAGCATTATTAGGTGGCGCTGTGTTGAATACCAGTTTTGAATATTCTTTAAGTATGTAAAAATTATTCGTCTGAACAACATTATTGATGTAAACAACGATGCTGCTAGAATCAACTGACTGTGCTAGTGTAAAAGATTTATTAATTCCATCGCCACGATGATAGCTTTGGATGTTCTGTGTTGTTCTGAGAATGTTGTTAGATATCCATTTACCATCTGACGCACGAAGAATATTATCTTTAGGATAGATAACATCTACTTCTTTACCAAATAATAAACGGAACAAAAACTGAAATGATTTTTCCGAACCTTTTGAGAGATATATTGGCAAAGCATGTTTGATCAATGTCTCTTTATTGATTGCAGATTCTTTAGGAAACAATGTTGCAAACGTATTGAAAAAGTTATCTTCAAACTTATCAATAGACGCATCAACATCTTTAATATCACGCAACTCTTTGGCTTGCGTAATTAAATCATTTTTTTCTGTTCCCTGTTCCTGCTCAAGAAACTCATAGTATGCTTGTAAGAAATTTAAGAATAATGGATATTCGTCCCGAACAAATTCAGGAACTTGATTATTTACGAGAACAGATGTTTTTAAATTTGTTGCCATTATACTTGTTCTAGTGTGGTCGCAATCGCAGTTGGATCAGTTTCGTCTAGCGTAATAATTGTATTTCTAATTGTGCTGATTAAACCTTTTTCTGATTCTATACTTATGCGAATATAACCATCAAGAGAAGCCACTGAAAGAATACGAATGTCTGTTAATGTAACTATACCAGTATTGTAATCGATTGTACCAGCGTTTTCTGTGATTGTTTGTTTTTGAGAATTGCTATCATAATATACGGTACTCAGTGTTCCGGTTCTTGCGTCAATTACAGCTTCCGCAGTTCCACCAAAACCATTTCCGCCCTCAATCGTAACAGTTGCTCTTGTATAGTTAATTCCTCGATTGATCACGCTTATATTATTCAATTTGCCATTGACAATCTTTGCAACGGCAGTAGCGCCAGTTCCATCTCCGGTAATTGTGACCGTTGGAGTTCCTGTATAGTTTTGACCAGGATCCAAAATGTTAATTGAGGATATGCCAGAGTAAGATTGGGGTACCTCTTCGAATTGGACTTCTTGTATAGCACCATCAGAATCAAATATACTGAACGGAGTTGAAGCCAGCTTGTTACTAATTGTGCCTCTGTGGAGTGGAACGTTGAAGACAATGGTGTATGGTTTCGATTCACCTAAAGTTGGCTTAAATCTTTTTTGTACACGAATGCTAACTTCTGAACCTATAATTGAATTTGTGTCAACATTGTCAATATCATCTTGAAGCTTTGATAAAACTAATGTCGAATCAAATTTGTCAAGATACTGAGACTTATAATTTAATACAGCATTTCGAACTGCTGTTTTTAACTGTTCCTGCGTCAATGTTGTTTTTTTAGAGTTATACAAAACGTTCGATGAGATAAGCAAATACAAATATTCTGGATCACGAATAATCGTATTTACGGCAACAATAGCTTTGGGCTTAATCACCTCGTCAATAATTCTTTGCTTTTCTGCTTCTGAAATGTAATAGTTTTGTCTTGGTTTAAGAGAAACAAAAACTGTTCCGTAAATTGGAGGTATCTCATCTTCTCCACCCCAAACAGAAATTGAATCTATTGCTGGATAATTTTTCTTAATATAAGATTCATAGTCTTTATATGTTACCAAACGATTCTGTGTTGTGAATTGTAATGGTGCAGAGAATTTAATTTCGTCCACACTTTCTCTTTCTGCTCCACCAGAAGCAGCACTTACAGGATCAATAATAAAATCTGTTTGAACTGTGCTTAACGAATCTGTAAGAGTGTCTGTCGCAACAAAGTTGTTTGCTTTATTTGAAGCATCTCCGCTTGTAACAAGATACTGGATATTCAGTATGGAACCATTGGGTAATTTTTTACCAATTACATCATCGCCAAAATAAATTTCATATTGTTGATTTTTGCCTTCTTGCAAATAAAAAACTTCAGATTGTGTATTGGTGTTACTAGAATCTGTTGCTAAGGAATAAACAAAGACTTCACTGTTTTCCGCCAGCGGTTGAACAGTAACTTGAACGGTTGTTGTATCTACTTCTTTATCTGGTAATGTATAAATCTGTTTAGGATTTGCCGATTCATTGTGAACATATGTGTATGTAACTAGTTGACCTTCATAGATAGGCAAATTTAAAAATGTAAAATCCGTATTTGCTTTTGTTACTTTTACTTCTTCCAGGGTAACAAAACTGTAACTAACGCCGTCAATATCTTCCGATAAAAATCTAAATCCTCTAGGTATTGTGAGAGTGGATGCTGTAGATGTTGAAGTATTTACAGTGAAATTGATTGTTGCACGTGGCGATTTACGTGAGTATGGCAAATATCCTAAAACTTTTGCGTGTGAAACTACAGAATCTCTTAACAGAGCCGTATCCATGAACGCTTCATTTGCCACCATATTTAAGTAATAAGCTTGGTAATGCGTATTGTACGCAAGAACATCAAGCAAAACAGAAAGACCAGAACCTTCAAAATCATAGTCAGTGAATTCAGATTGTTGACTTAAAAATGTTTTTAAGTTTTCCTTGATTGTGTCGAAATCAAGATTTGTTACTGATAAACTGTCTGCCATTTTTATCTAATTCTTTCTAAAAAAAAGTCAATCGTAATAGGACTCGGATTATTAATAATAAAAAATGTCATCGACACACTATATAAATTTTCATCTGGACGAGCCGTCGCTCTTATGCCTGATATTGAAACCCTAGGCTCATAGTTTGTAATTGTTTCCTGAATGGCTCTTTCTAGTCTTGCTGAAATAATTGGATCAACGTTCTCGAATAATAAATTTCTAATTCCACTACCAATTTCTGGTCTAAAAGGTTTCTCATAAAAATTGGTAGAAACAAGATTTTTTACGGAGTTAATCACCGCATATTCATTGGTGTGTTTATTAATATCCTTCTTAACGGGATGAATGATAAAAGATAAATCTAAATCTTTAAACGTTCTTTCAGCCGTTATTCTTGGGTCTGTTGATGTTATTATGGTTGCCATCGTTTATTTATCTTAGTTTCCGATGAATACTGTGCCCGAACCAGTTTTGATTTGTCCTGTATCTGGTCCATTACGCTCACTATCGTTATCAAGTGTGCTGTCTCCAATACGAGCAGCACCCTTTGTTCCTTGATTAATATTGACTGTTTTACCGTTAATTTTTATATCTCCAGTAACATTCAAGTTGTAATCTCCATCAACATAAACTTGAACATCTCCTTTAATATAAATTGCTTCATTACCAACAACAACTTCAAATTTATCTTTTTGTATTCTTTCTGAACGTGAACCATCTGGTGCCCATTCGACATATGAACCAGATCGATGATAAATGTGTACACGTTCCGCATCTTTTGTATCATCAAATTCTAGAGCATGACCAGACTCGGACTCATATACATTATTATAAGGATATTTTGCCGCATAATATGATGCTGGTTCAACTTTATTTGCTCGTTTACTTTTCTTTGCGGTTACGATTTCTGAAGGATAATTAGCATCATTTCTTGCCAGCCGTGATGTTGTTGGTTCATCCAATTTGCGTGGATAATTTGTTGCCGATTCATATGGTTTAACTGGCGCCACAGACAACTCTGAATTTGTTCTTGGATCATTAAAAGGTTGTTGAGCATTAGGCGCTTTAATTGGTATGTTTGGAAAACTACCTAACATTACGGGTTGCTGTGCGTTTTCTCCATCAAGAAAGAAACCAAATACCATATCACCCTCACGTGGTGTATATACGTTCGGCATGTTGATTGGCACACTTGGTATGGCCCAAGGTAGAAATTTCGTAGGCAGTTCCATTTTGTTTGGTGAGTGCCAACCCAAACATCGCACACGACATCGACCTAATTTAAGTGGATCTTGTCTGTCTTCAACAGCACCAGTCCACCAAATAAATCCGTCTTTTCCAGCAAAGTTATTTTTCTGCGTGTTCATTAATTATCTTGCGCCCGTAATCTTATCGTAAGTTCTCATCGCTTCTATTTGTTGCGCTGATGTTTTTATTTTTCTTGAGTCATTTGTTGAGTCTGTAGCTAACTCAATAATCGTCACGAATCTTTTTAATCCCAAAACATGTCTTGCAGCAACAATAATGTATTTACCACTTAACGAGACATCTTGACTAGGATCTTGTCCTTTTTCTCTGATAGAAAAACCAGGAGCATCTAGATCAACTGTAACGCCCGAAGTCAATTGAAAGTTACCGGGCATGACAACTTTCACTCTTTTTTCCATCAACTTGGAAATTATTTGACCTCTTTGAAGAAGAATATCTTCATATCTTTCTGTCTTTGATGCTAGAGTTGGATCGTTTTCTTTAACATATTTGCTTTTAACGATTCCTTCAAAATAGTTCGCAGTCAAAACTTGTTTACCATTATAGCTTACCTGATTGGTTGTGTTGTCAGGATTAATTAAAGTGAAAAAATCAGCATTCTTATTTGCATGTTGTCCTTTATCATAAACATCTTGACCATTAATTGTTTTGGAACCAAAAGTTCTCATTAACGGATTAAAGCCAAGGATTATGCCAGAATCAACACCAGAATCAATTCTATCTATAATGTCCCTTTGTTTTTCTACTTCTAAACCTCTTGCCTTTGATAGTTCCGCCCACTGATCATCTTCTTCTAGGTTTTTTGGCGAAAAATTTATTCTTAACACAGTGTCTCTTGACATCAGATTAGATAGCGTGGTAAAATTATAACCTTCTCTGTTCGAAAAAAATAAAAACTCTGGCAAATCTCTAGAACTTATTGCTCTCTTTGAACACCATTCAATCGCATCAAAAGGTTTAATATTAGGAATAGTAACTTTTACAATTCGATTAGAGTCTTCTATGTTTTTAATTTTGTCGTTAGGAACATTTAAATCTTTAGACAATATTTGTTTTACCAATTCTGAATATTTTCCTTCAAATTTTCCAAGAAGCGTTTGCTGTCTAGAAAACAAATATTCAGATGAAACAAAATTTAATACGTAAGCCTCACTTGTACTGTTCAAATTTTTTCGATCAGTAATGCTATAAATGACAAACGCTTTCTTAAACTCCATCGAAGTGTTGTCAGAAATTTTTTGTATATGAAATTTTAAAACATCAACATTGAGCGCAAGTTCTTTTAGTAAATTTGCTGTATCCGTAATAATAACAGAACCCGATGAAACTGGCAAAAACAAATTATCGTAAAAATTTATTTCTTCTATGAGGGCATTAATAGAAACAGGACCACCTGTTGTCTCAAGTGTAGCTTCTTTTAAAACATATTGTGTGGATTCAGAAAATGTCATTATGGATTTATGATACTCTTAAACTCTTCAACTATTTGGCTAATGAAAATTGGTTTAATTAATTTTATTTTTCTTTTGGCTTCATTTTGTTCCATTTCATATTCATAATATGTCAATTTCTCTTTCGTGACAGTTTCTTTTACTTCTTTACCATTTGGTAAAGTATATGTTGTAGTTGTTTCGGCCAAGTTTGCATACGCATTTGATGTTATTTTAATTTTTTCAGTTATAGTTTTTTTGTCTGCTGTTGATATTAACAAAGTTCTTGTATTTACCTGATAGTAAGAATGAATATTATTGATGCTTTGTGCCCAAGTTAATCCTGTTTGAACTGTAGTATTTGCCGCACCATTTGCCGCGTATTTTTCATTTACATAACTTATAAAGTTTGAATACCTCAATGGCCAGTCATATTGGGGATCAATGATGTCATTAAACATCAATACAATCCAATGTCGTTCTGGATTATTGTAATACTTTGCGGCAATAATCTCTGGTGTATCCGTGTCTTTTATGTCGTAAGAATAAAAAGCAGAAGAATTTTCTTTTAATTTTTCTTCAAAAGCAAATCTTGCTGTTATGTTAGTAACAGTATCTAAACTTACTTTATTGTTTGCGGATAAAGAATAAAGCGTGAGAGGAAAATTGTTAAAGTAATTTGCCATTTTTATCTCATTTTACCAAAAGCAACGCCTTCAGTTATGCCCGCATATTCTCCCGATTTTCCAGAAACAGGTCTTTCAATAGTAAGCTGTTTATTAAAATCTTCTTTTGTAACAAAAGTTGTTTCTTGGAATCTAAGAGTCATTGTGATTGCAACTGGCATACCAGTTCTACCTAAAGCGGGAGAATTTTCTCCTATAGATTCATAAGCAGAAAAGCCTCTAGGAGCAAAGTTGACCTGAACACTGCGTAAAACACAAGTTGCTATTGGCGGTATGTTAGGATTTTCACGACCACCATAATAAAATCTGATATCAAATTCTGATGGTGGAATAATTAATCCAGTTTGACTTCCTAGACCACCCTCAAGTTCTGGTGCTTGATGAAATCTAAAACGATCAATAATTTTTTGAACCTCAAATGCCTCAGCTTCACTTCTAGGATAAAACATGAATTCAAATTGAAAATCACGAAGTCTTGGTGACGAATAGATAAGTTCAAGCATGGGATTCACAATACCACCTGTTGCTGCAAATGTACCCAAACGAGAGACTCCAGGACCTATACCAGCCGCCGCCGCGAGTTGTTGTCCAACAATTGATGCTAAACCAGATTTTCTTGCAGCGTTCAATAATCCTCTGTAGTCTTTATTTTTAACAAATTCAACCATTGTGGGCGCAGCTGCCAAGAGTTGTCCTAGCACCTCTTCACCCGGTCTGAGTTCATCGTAATTTGCTTCAGAATCAAAATTCAAAGTGTCTGGCATGTATAACGCAATTGCGTCACTTGTTAATCTCGTTCTCTTTAAAAGCTTACCGCCAAGGGTGGTTGATGAATTTTTATCTGTGATTGATTTAACCGATTGTTCAATTGAAGTCGATTTTTGATCATTCAATTGTTCTTGTGGTTGGGGTCCTTTTACAAAACCGTCAATTGCACCAGAAACTTTTCCACCAATTTTTCCTCCCTTTTGGGAAAGAAACGAAGTGCCTCTTGAAACCGCACCCGTTAATGCTCCGTTAATCTTATCAGCAAAAGTTTCTCTTCCAGCAGTTAAACCACCACCAGAGAATAAATCTCTGTTACTAAACGAATCAAATAAATCTTGTTGATTGGTCGCAAAGTCTCGATATCCTCTATCACCAGCTTTAAATGCGGTGTTAGTTTGTTCACGAACAAAGAAGATCATGTAATGACCTTTGTTCACGCTACCCACATCTTGTGGATATCTTAATGTAGTAGATTCATATGATGAACCCTCTAAAGCGGACAATGGTCCAACTCTCGGTGATTCTTGATTGAATTTAACGTCTGTGAGACCGAAAAAAGCCATGGAGTTTCCTAATTAGTTGACTAGATAGTATTTATGCCATACAAAGGAAAATTTGTACCCCAAAACCCAGAAAAATACAAGGGAGATGCAACGAATATCATATATCGTTCGTCGTGGGAGGTGCGCGTTATGAAATATTTAGATAGCAATCCAGCCGTGGTTTGGTGGGGTTCTGAAGAACTTCATATACCCTATTACAATCCAGTAGACAAAAAAATGCACCGATATTTTCCAGACTTTATAGCAAAAGTCCGAAGAAAAGACAACACGGTAATGACTTACATTATTGAAGTCAAACCGGAGTGTCAAACTCAACCACCCAAGCAGCAAAGAAAAACGAAGAAGTATCTTCAAGAATCCTACACATATATTGTCAATCAACAAAAGTGGAAAGCAGCCGATGAGTTTTGCCATGACCGTGGATGGAAGTTCCAAATTCTGACAGAGAAAGACCTAGGAATCTAAGCTAAATAGTTGATGGCAAAAAGATTAATTGACAGAGTTAAAGAGTCCCTTGCAAAAGAGGGTTTAGAGCCACGCACAAGAGTTGCTCGTCAATGGCTAAAAGCCAAGATGATGAATCTACGTGTTTCTCGTAGAGATATGATGCGTGACCGCATTAGACTGCGTAATAAATCTTTGATCGGTAGAATGTATTTTTACTTCTATGATCCTAAGCTTAAAGATTCATTACCGTACTATGACAGATTTCCGTTGGTAATTCCTATCAAGAGACTTCCTGATGGATTTATCGGTATTAACTTACATTATATTAGCCCAAAGTACAGAATAATACTGCTGGATAAACTCAGCACAATTCTGAATAATCATGAGTATGATGAGACAACAAGATTAAAGATAAGTTATGAGTATTTGAAAAACGCATCAAGAATATTTGAAGCTACGCCGTGCATTAAACGCTATCTATTTTCTTATGTGCAATCTAGATTTTTAGAGATTACGGCAGATGAATGGGATATTGCAGCATTACTGCCTGTTGAACAATTTATGAAAGAGAAAAAAACAACAGTTTGGATGGAATCAAAGGAACAATTTTAATGGCATTCTCACCTAATTCATTTTTATCACACGTAAACGCAAAGGGTGGTTTGGCAAAACCTTCCAGATTTCAAGTGATATTGCCTATACCTCCATACATAGCACAATTTGTAAAAAACTCTTTAATAGAGAGAATTTTAAATTTACCAAATTCTATCATGTCGGATATAAGTGGTGCTATTAATGATGCGATTGGACAAAACAGCGGCAATGTAGGAGGAAATCCAACAATTAGCAGATATTTGTCTCTACAGTGTGAATCGGCAGAACTACCCAGTAAAAATTTTGTAACGGACGATGTTAAAATTTACGGTCCCACTTTTAAAGTTCCATATCAAACACAATATTCTGACATGACTTTAACATTTATTTGCACCAATGATTTCTATGAGCGCAAATTGTTTGAACGTTGGATGGAAGCAATCATGCCAACAGACACAAACAACCTGAGATATCCAAAAGGTGAAAATTCAAGATACATGACAGAAATAACAATCAAGCAATACAACGCAGATGTAACACAAATTTTTGCAGCAAAATTGATTGATGCTTATCCTATAAGCATATCAGCACAACCTTTAAATTGGGGTGAAGATAATTTTCATCGTTTGAGCATCCAGTTTGCGTATCAAAGATATGAAGCAATTACTGAAAGTTCGGTTGATGTGGGTGAAGCAATCTCCAATCTTGCACTTGCCGGTGGTGCAGCGTTATTCAGATAAACGTATTTTTTTAATGAGGACATTATGTTACCAAAAATAGATATACCAATTTATGAAACAAAACTGATTTCTAATGGTGAAGTCATAAGATTTCGACCTTTTCTGGTTAAAGAGCAAAAACTATTCCTGATGGCAGGTGAATCAGACGATCCAACAGAAACAATTAAAGCTATTAAACAAGTATTGAGAAACTGTATCCTTGATGATGTTGACATCGAAAACATGGCAACATTTGATATTGAGTATTTGTTTCTTCAACTTAGAGCAAGATCCGTTGGAGAAGTTGCTAATCTGAGATTCACATGCAACAATAATATTTCTGAAACTGAGAAGTGTGGCAACAATGTAAAAATTGATGTAAATGTTTTAGAAATTAATCCAGAAAAAAACAAAGATCACAGCAATAAAATACCAATTACCGACACAATTGGAATTGTTTTAAAGTATCCAACGTTTAACTCTTTAGATATATCAAACTTAAACACAGACAACATAGAGCAGATACTTGAAATCATCGTTTCATGTATTGATTACATCTATGATGCTGATAACGTTTATTATGCAAAAGACACGCCAAAGGAAGAATTGGTGGAATTTATTGAGAATCTGAAGCAAGCAGATTTGGAGAAAGTTTCAACTTTTTTTAATACTTTACCTAAAGTGAAAAAAGATGTTGATTTCCAATGTGAAAAATGTGGATATAAAGAAGTCTTAACTTTGGAAGGAATCCAAAGTTTTTTCGGATAAATTTTAGTCATGATTCGTTAGCTAATTATTTTCAAACTAACTTTGCTTTAGTTCAACATCACAAGTACAGTTTAACTGAACTTGAAAATATGATACCGTGGGAAAGACAGGTATACATTGATTTGTTATTAAAGTTTTTGGATGAAGAAAAAGAGAGAATAAAAGAAGAAAGAAGAAGCGCCGGAGCAGGAAGAACTTAATGGCAAATGTAAACAATAACGATGTTGCTTGGTGGACAAAAGGAAAAACCAATCGTGGTAACGTTACAAAAGTTACCATAAGAGAGGATTCTGCTCTCCTTAAAAGATTCATTCCTGATATAGCAAAGAGTGTTGGCTCAATCAAGATGAGTCTGCTGTCGATTGTCAAATCGACGGAAGCGGAACAAAAAGAACGAAAGATAGAGAGGCAACGACAAAGGATATCAGACTACGCAGCAAAATACAAAAAAGTTAAACCAACAAAAGAAGACAAAAAAGTCATTACGGGTGAGCAAAAATCTTTCTTTGACATAATCAAAGAAGGTCTTTCAAGTATCTTTAAGTTTGCCTTTCTTGGTCTTGCAGCAATAGGCTTATCAAAATTATTGAATTTGCCTGGAGTAATGGTAGGCATCAAAAAGTTCTTTTTAAATGTGATATTAACTTTTGCTGATTTAATTAAAAAGGGTGCTGATCTTATATCAGAGTTATTGAACAATAAAGAAATTATAAAGTCAATAACCGATGTTTTTAAGAGCATTTTTACTTTCGTTGCAAATGGCATACAAAAAGCATCTGATCTTTTTAAAACAATTGTTGCTGATCCAAAAAATCAAGAGAGTTTAGTAAAAATAATAAAGTCTGTAATTGAAGCTGTGTTCGCTGGCTTCATGGCGGTTCTTGACGTAAGTGGCAATTTAATAAGTCAAAATAAACAATCAATCGTTGATGGCTTAGTAAAAATCTTTGTTAAAATTTCAGAAGGGATTGTAGGTGCAATTAAGTTTACAACAGACTTACTCAAAGACCAACAATTCAGAGATTCAATTGCAAAAATATATATTGCAATTAAAGATTTTATTACCACCATATTAAATGAAGATATACCTGGTGTAGGACTAACTTTCAAACAGGGTTTAATAACTCTTGGGATTGGATTTATATTACTTGAAGCAGCCCTAGCATATTATACAGGAGCAATAATCGCTAGAGCAATGTCGGGTAGAGTTGGAAAAGGTAAATTGCCTGCCATAACATCTGCCAGCGGTCTTATTCTTGGTGCTGGAGCTGTAATATCCGGTAAAGAAATTTATGATGCTTTCTTCAAAGTCAAAAATGATCCGAATACACTTAAAGATTTTGGCTCAGGAGAAGATGCGAATCGAGCTAGAACAGAGTTTTCAAATACATCGTCAAGTGTTCCGAGCGATTCATCAACACCTGTTCAAATAACAAATACAGGAGGAACGGTCAATCCCTCAGCATTACTTGATTTGATAGCATCAAAAGAAAGTGGTAAAGTTGGTTATGATGCAGCAAATAGAGGTAGAGCCGGTGACATGCCAGGAGGTTATCCTGGATTATCAAAATTAACTGTCGGTCAAGTGATGGACTTACAAGCAAAAAGACAGGTGTTTGCTGCTGGAAAATATCAAATTATTCCTGACACACTAAAAGGTTTAGTTGCGATGGGTGCGACAAATCCTTCAGAACCATTCAATTCAATCACACAAGATAAACTCGCAACAGTATTAATAAACAAGAGATTGAATGTGGCAGGCAAAGATCCAATAAAACAACAGATAGAACTTGCAAAAGAATTTGCTTCAATTGCAGTTCCTGTCGATCTGATAAACTATAAAGGCAAGTTCATTAAAACTGGGCAATCTTATTATTCAGGAGAAGGTGATAATCGGGCTGCAATAACAACCGAACAAATTCAACTTGCTTTAGGAAATAAAGTTAGTCCAGGCTCCATTCCTGGGCAAATGATTGCTGGAGAAGGTGAAAGCAAACCTTATCCTATAACCAATACAGCATCTAATGATCTATCGTCAAAACCCTATCCAGAACAAACAGTTGCTTCAGCATCATCACCAACATCAGCACCTTCTATCAGAAATCTTGCTGGAAGAGCAGCTTCTTTTGGCCAAACAATACAAGATACATTAGCTTCATTAGTTTCAACTGGTCCAGGAAGTGATTTTTTAAGAAAACTTGATGAGATGACCGGAGGCAAACTTGGAATTGCTTCTGGTGAATTAGCAACAGCTTTACGAACAAGAAATTTATTTTTCGATAATCAAGAAGATACTATCATTGACGCATCTAGAACCTTAGCTTCAACTTCATCAAATCAATGGGAAGGACCAATACCTTCTGTTTATGATGAGACTCTTTTAGAAAAATTTAAGGTAGTTTAATATGGCTACAACAGTCTCGTCTACTCCTTTATCTAGTCAAAAATTGGAAAATATATTTCCAACTCTTGTCGATGACTTCAGACAAATCTCTCATAATTTTATAAAGTTTGCTAAAATAAGAAAAGAACAAGATGCAATTATATTGAGAGAAAAATATGGAATAAGACAAGCAGCATACAAATCAAAGTTTACCTCAAAAGTTGAAAAAAAGTATGAATCAAAACCCCTATTGGAACAGTCACGAGGATTTTTGTCATTCCTAAAGGGTGTTAGTGGTGCTTTAGGCGCAGCGTTTTTAATTTTAGGTGTTGCTGGAATAGCAAAAATGTTGTTATTGAGTAATGCAGGAACGTATATTAGTAAATTTATGATCGCTGCTTTTGAATCTGTTGTAGATTTATTTAAAAAAGTAATACATTTTTTAAAAGATATTTTAAATAATAGTGCAATAAAAGAAGCTTTTGCAAAAGCTTTTAATTCATTGTTTCAGCTTGTTGGTAATTTTTTAACGAAGTCATTTGAAATAGTAAAAGCGTTATTTAATGACCGTGAAGTTATACAATCAATCATTAGCACAATCATTGCACTTTTTAGTGCAATAGCTTATGCAGTACAATCATCATACAACATAATAAAGAATCTTTTTGATAACGATATAGGCTCCATCAAAACAAATTTGATAAATTTATTTTCAAAACTTGTTGATATTTTTGTAAACGTTTTGCAAGTTACTGGAAATCTTTTTCAAAGTCTAATGCATAACGGCGAATTTTTAAATAATCTAAAGAATATTTTCTCTGGCTTAGTTAATTTAGTTATTGAAGCATTTAAGTATGATTATATGAATAATAAAACAGGTGAGCGTGTAAATATTTTAGCTGAAGTTGGAAAAATAATTGCGGAAGCGGCTATCCTTTATGCTGCTTCAAAAATATTAAAATTAAAGTTTATGGAATATGGAGCAGCGATATATGCATTACCTCCAGAGGGTCCAGGAATTCCTCTTCCAGGTGACAATAAAGGACAACAGGGACAACAAGGAAAAGGAAATAATACTGGAAGAGGTGTAGGAACTGCGGGTGCAGCAAATGCAGCAAACCAAGGCATACGAAAAGTTACAGAACAAAGATTGACTCAAATAGCAGAAGCACGGGCGACAAAAGCATCAATGATGGATAAAATTAAATTATATCTAACTCAGCAAAAAACAAGACTTATAAGATTTTTTGAATTACTCAGATATCGTCCAGATGCATTAGGTAGACTTTCAAATGTTGTTGCTAAAATTGCGTATCGTGTTGGTATAAAAGCATCTGAATCAACAATATTAAGAATTGCTGGTAGTATTCTCGCAACTCTTTTCGCATATGCTGCTGGCTTAGTTACTGCTGGAGGAGGCACATTATTGGGTATAGGGATGACAGTGGCTAATATAGCAATGTGGGGTTGGTTAGGATATGAAATTTTTGTACTCATTATGGATAACTTTGATGAAATTTTGGACGAAGCGGAAAAAGAAGAAGAACCAAAAACGCCAACACAAGCTGAAAATGCAAATCAACCAGCAGCAGTTGAACCGATGGCTACTCAAGCAGATGTGCGTAGAATAGACAATGCAATTGAAGCATCACAATCAGCAACTCCTACTCCAGCAAAAGAAACACTAACATCTAATGCAAGTTATGCTACGCCTACACCAACAGGAGACTCTACAATATACGCTATTGGTGACAGTCATGCTGGCGGAGTAAGTAACTATGGTAAAAGAAAAGGTTATCAGTTCCTTGGAAAAAATGGCAGTCCAGCACTTTTAAAGGGCAAGTTAAATCCATTACACTTAGATGCAATTAATTCTATTCCTGAGGGCAGCAATGTTGTAATTAGTTTGGGTGCGAACGATGTGAGCATGTATGCAAATAGAAAAATTTCAGATATTGTTAAAGACGTTACATCAGTGATTGGAGCAGCACAGAAAAGAGGACACAAAGTAACATATCTATTACCAACATTGCCAAAAGATCCTAACCACAAAGATTTTGCAAGAAGAAATGAATTAAGAGAAGCACTGAGAGCAGCAGTCAATGTTCCGATTGTTGATTTGGGTGTGGCAACATCTTCTGATGGTATACATCATTCAAGTTATTCGCAGTTTGCTTCACAAATTAAGCCAACAGCAACGAATGCTACATCAACATCAAATGCAGTTCCAACTCCAGACGCAAACGCAGAAAAAATAAATCTTACAGATGCACAAAACATTATTAAACCAGGATCAGAAACATTGATTCAAACGTTTAAAAATATAGTTGATACTAACAAAGTTGATCCAGATACCGAAAAGAAAAATACTGTAGCTGGTGTTTTGATGGCTCAGTTAGCATCTCAACTAAAGGCTTTAGATGAAATGACTGGAGGAAAAATTGGTGCATCTTCATCAGACTTAAATGAAGCACTAAGATATCTTGAGGATGAATTCAATCAAGGAACTTCTATTTTTGATTTATCGTCAAAGGCTGCTGTGCATAAAACTCAAACTATGGTAAACACTCCTCCAAACATACAAAAAACAAATCAAAACATTTTAAACGCAATTCTGAAAAGACAAATCTCATAAAAAACCCCGCCGAAGCGGGGTTTATCTTTTACTCTTCTGAAGCTAGTGACTTGAAGTAATCAAGTTCGTCATCTTCATCCAAATCGGATGATGTCTTTGGTGTAAAGTTCTCATCAACCGCTTTAGTTTTAGATACTGGTGCAGCGCCATCAAGACCCAACACCTTATCAAGCTTTGCTTTCAACACATCATATGATTTGAAGTTCTTAGGATCAAGAAACTCTTTGAGTGAGTATTCTTTCTTCCACAAGTCTTCAAGTTTCGCATCATCACCATCAAGCAATGCAGAAGGCTTGTCAAACTCAGACTTATCATAATTACGATAGCCTTCAACTTGACGAATCTTGATCTTGAAGTTAGCACCTTCCCACAAGTCAAATGGATTCAATGGTGTCTCATCTTCAAACTCAGGATTCATTGCTTCACTGATTTTGTCAAAGATTTTCTTACCAAACTTGTAGAGTTTTACCTGACCTTCATTCTCTGGATTCTTTGGATCAGAAACAATCAGAACGTTTGAAATGTAAGTCAAACGGCGTTTTTGTTTACGTGCGATTTCTTTGTTTGCTTCAATACCGGAATTCCAAAGAACAGAATTATATTCTGAAACCGGATCTTTTTGATTGAGTGTAGTCAAAGAGTTTTCAATATACCAACCACCTGGTCCTTGAAAGCCGTGATTGAATACACGAACCCAAGGAAGAGCGTCATCACCATCAACTGCTGGACCTGGAAGAAATCGAATAACTGCCATTCCGTTACCAGCTTTATCTACCTCTGGTTGCCAGAATCTGTTGTCTTCTTTGGAATTTTCTGTTGTTACTGTATTGATTGATTCAATCGCTTTAGTCAGTTTGTCAAATGAATTGCGATTGCGTTTGAGACTGGAAAAATCAGACATGTTTTACTCCGTATAAAAGTGTATTAGTTGTATGTGCATCTTGTTCACATGATTCATTATATACATCTATATAGCTATCGTCAAGTATAGATTCAATGATTGCTATCGTTTTTGCCGCATCTGTGTGATGAATTCCGATACCACCTGCCATATTGAAATCATCAATCACATCTCTTGTGTCATCAATCAAAATAGTATTTGCTTTCGCATAATCTGCTTTGAATGCACGACCAGGAACTATATTGGCTGGTACTGTAATACCATTCCGTTTCAGCCAAACTTTCTTCTGCTTCTTTACTTCATCATGGCGTGTCTTACCACCAGAAGAAGATAAAATCTCAACAGGAATTCCGAGTGAAGTTACGAACTCATATAAGTCTTTACCACCTGGCTGCCAATCAAGACTTTCAAAATGTTTACCCTCAATGAATTCTTCAAACTCTCTTGTTTTTGTTTCACCCCTTGGTCTTTGATAGTTTGGTTCTTTACTAAACAGTTCTCTGTAACGTTTATGAAAATCACAAAGAACCCCATCAAGGTCAAGATATATTTTGCGTATTTGCATCGTATTCCTTTTTGAGTATCAATTTATATTTTGTTGCATCAAAAGATATAAATGGCGTATATTTTTTGATCGTTCTGCTCACTGCTGGATACCGAATCGTATCAATGATTTTTTTATCCCACATAGACAAAAAGTTCATCAATGTATTCAATATACAAATCGTTTCAATTGAAATATCGTGTTGAAGATATTTTGTGAGTAGTTCAGGATATTGACCATCTAAAATCATTAATGATTCATTTGGGTTCTCCTGACTCATTATTGATTCAATTTCGTTTGTGAACGTATATGTCAAAGACTGAATCACTTTCTGCCGCTTCCGATACTGAATATCAGATTCTTCTGTCAATAAATTTCCAATCCAAACATTAGGATCATGCACAAGATTAGCAACAATAAAGTCACGACCCTGTTCAACATTGGTGAATCTCCTGCTCAGTTTGTAAAAGTGCCATTTGTCTTTCCGATTCTCAAACGCATCAATACTCGTATTTACTTTCCCATTATACTTAAAGTAATCGTAAGAATCTGAATTGAAGTGGAGTTTAAGAGAAGTGTATAAACAAAAGGCTTCATAACCATTGATCATATAGGTAAACGGCTGTTTTTTGTTTTCAACAAATTATTGCGCTCGGCTTGTTCCTGAATCTTTGATTTCAGATTAGGCGTTACAAGCATAGCAGCAACCTCTAGTTCTAATCCTGTTTGTTTGCAGTGTTCAGCAATTGCTTCAAGATATGTGTAATCAGTCCTAGCAACAAAGTCTTCTATACTCATAGAAAACTTTAACATTTCATCTTTTGTGGGCATTATTTTTCGGATGCCTGCGTTAGATTTTGCACATCAGGTTCTTTTTGTCCAAACGGCCAATTGTTATTAGGTATGTTTGAAAAATCGAATTGTGGCTGTTCATTTTGTGGTAAATGATTGTGCCAAGGAACTACATCAATATAGCCATCAATTTCATAACCGCAAGCCTGCAAGAAATTTTTAAATTGATTGAAAATATCATCAATGTAAAGTTCACTGAAGTTCATTTCAAGACTTGTTTTACCATCACTAGAATCAAATTTGAATGTAAAATTATGATCGTCATTTTCAAAGTGCATTATATAATCTCCTGTTTACTTTTTGTTTGATGCGTATGCGATACAAATGATATCGTCACTCTTTACGTAAGAACATCTTACCGACAGAGGATCAACACCCTTTGCAATTGCGTTTTCAATATTTGCAGCCATCAATTTGCGTTCATTCAATCCGTAAATACAAATTGCAGTCACAATAGAAAGAAGTACCAGTGTCACACTAAGTGTAGTAACTGAACTCAATCCTTTTTCCATAACAATCTCCTTTTTCTCTTTACTTGATAAAATACTCATACTGCCTTTCTTGATACCTTGTTGTAAAATAAATGTCTACCTATTTGTGCGGTGTATTTCATATTATTCCACATCGGCTTTACATAGTTTGCATGAAAGAATAATGCACCCTTTGTTGGATCTTTAAATGTATCGGTGTACAGATAAAAACTCAATGCCATTTGAGTTATTCTATTATACACAGAGTTGTTCTCAATTGTCAAGCGACCTTTATCAATCATATTTCTAGCTCTAGATTCACAATACCAAGAAAATTGACAAACTGCGCCAACTCTTTGTTTTACTACGCCGCAATATGAATCGGGAAATGCGCCAGATTGTGCGCGGTTATGTGTGACAAATGCAACGGCTAATTGACCCTGTTCTGGTTCACCACCTGCTTCAAAATACATATTCTGTGCAAGACATATGACTTCTTGCCGTGCCATTGGTGTTAGATCGTCCAACTCAACTTTTGGTGCAATTGGAATTTCTACTTGTGCTGCTGCATGACCAGTATAAACAATAAATGCTGCAAACAAACTACAAATCGTTAGTGTGATGTAACGCATACTTTCTCCTATAAGTTAGAGGCGCGATAAACTGCGCCCGGTCCCGTCAGGCAGATTTTTTGCTCTGTGTTTTTTCTGCTGTAATGTTAGATACGAATCCATTCAAGGACTGTGCCTTGGTAATGATGTCGCTTTCTGAGGGATATGTTGGAAAGGCTGGATGTTCAGGTATTGCTTGTCCGTTTAACTTGGCGGACTCTACCTTTACTTGCCATTCGTTGGTTAGGCGATCTTTGTTAGAGTGATACTCTTCTAACAATAATTCTTTCGCCATTTTTAGAAGTTCAAGACGAATCTCAAACGGTGTCAGATTACTCATTTGTTTCTCCTGTGTTGTGTGTATTTACTGGCGAGTGTGTGTGATGCCAGTCTTTTATTTAGTTATTTTATAGTTTCGTTGCTCTTACTTCACGACACATTTTACGCATCTCTGGAGTAAAGTCTGGAGATATCTCAGACAGTCCACAGTTGATGTATGTACCCTTAGGCTGCGGTACGAATACAATCAAAAGCATAACCAAAGCAACTGTACCACCAATTAGTAAAAAAGATTTATTCATAATTAATCCCACAAGTTACGATAATATTTACCAAACAAACGCAGACCATTATCTATACGATCATACACTCTTCTGATACCGTCATAATCACAAACGTATGTGTGATTCGGTCCGTGTTCCATACGACTAAGTTTTGGATTATCTTCACAAGGAACAAATACTGTATCAATAGTACCCGAACTAAACTTGTCTTCCCACGTGTCATCAACAAGGTGTTCAAAAGCAAAAATCATTTCATCAAGCACCCAATTCCATCGTGCATGAATATCTGCAACACCCTCTTTTGGAACATCCTCATTATAAAAATCAAAGGTGTGTTGACTATCCCATTCTTCAGTTGTCGTTGCGCGGAGATGTTCTGGCACATCTTCCATGTCAACAAAACCCGAACCGTGTTTTGTTTCTTTGAGTCTCTTCAACATTGGAAGAATGATTGGTGAAAGTGTGTGATCCATATTCCACACATCCCAAGGATCAATCTTGACGTACTCAATTCTTGGATGAATGAAATCAAGAAACTTCATCCATGCTATGCAAAATGGTTCAAGAATGTTAGAAAATTTTTCAATGATAGGTTCATCATAATCAATCTCACGCCAAAAGAAAGCTTTCTCCAATATTGTGTATGGAGAAATCCAATGATTGCGATACTTAGACAAATAAACTTTCATAATATAATCCTAGTAATTGGTGCCGACTGATTGGGTAATAAGGACAGTCGGCGAAACCCCAAGAGATTACGCTGCTAGGCGATCTTCTCCATAAAATGCATCATTAGCATTTACTAATTTGCTTGATTAACGGTCATCGCCTACCGTGTTGCCTTCTCTGCTATCTCACCCTGTCGAAACCAGATACTGGCCCCTCAAAAACGGACTAGGACTACCTATTATCCTAATGTTCAGGTACCGTATGTCGACCACAGTATCCGGAGTCATCTCGTTTTTGGTGGACCAGGTGGGAGTCGAACCCACGTCCAGAATGCCTTCACTTTGAAGGGATTACAACAATTCCTTCTTCTTTCATTATTGCGTTGAATTCATTTCGTTTTGTTGCATACCAACCCCAAGAACTAAAGAATGTAGTACCAGGATTTGGTCCTTGCTGTCTTAGATAATCATCTAATTTTTCATTATATTCTTTTTCACTTATTTCCATAATTACTCCGTCGTGAATCTTGCAGAGCCTTTACTCGTTCTACCAGCTTTCACTGGTTTGTCTGACTTCGGTTTCATCTCTGTCTGAAACGGCGCATCAGGTTTATTATACTTCATGCTACCCACATTTTCAGTTTTGCCATGTCCTGGAAAGCCAGTTTTGTTTGTTCCATGCAATGTTGCTTTCTTACCATCATGATGCAAAATCGCATCTTGATTATAGTGTTCACCATGCTTCTTCATATCACTCAAAAGCTTGTGACCAGCATCGTCACCCTTATCTTTTGCATGAACCATAATTGACTTCTCTTTGCCACCTTCCCAATGTCCTTCAACTTCTTTGTGTGCATAACCTTGTGATGATAGCTTCTTCTTCAGTTCTTCGTGGCGCTTCTTATTCTGCTCTGGCGTAGCTTCATCTGAGCCACGATGCGCTGACATAACCACATAATGTCTGCCTTCTTGAGCGTGTTTGTGTAATCTTGCTAGAGGATTACCTTCATCTAATTGTATGTGTTGTTTGAATGATAGCATGATGCCTCCAAATTATCAAGCATATTTATCAATATACTCCATTAGAGGTTTCCGATAATCATGTATCTGCCGTTCAAATAACAAAGCATCACCCTCTTCGGTAGCAATCAGTACGACGATATCATCAATCCAGATGCCGGTGCGTTCAGCAAACATCAAAGCATATGCTGTACACTGCATGAAGTAATTCTGGATATCTTCTTCGTTCTTTTGCTTTGTAGACGTTTTGAAGTCAATGACCGCTAACTTACCATTCCATTCT